CAACGAACTGATCCGAACCTACTCCAAACAACCGCAGGAAGTGAAGCTTGCCCGACTATATGGCATCCCAAGCAAGGCGATGGAGGGGAGATTCCCTAAGTTCAACCGCGACACCAATGTCGTCCCCCATGAACGAATCCTCTTCATCGCCGATCCTACGGTACGGACTACCCGGTACTTCGTGTGCGATCCCGGTGGGAGTAAACCGTGGGTGGCGATATGGGCGGCAGTCCTGGAGGATGGTACGATTTATGTGTACCGCGAGTTCCCTGGTTCCTCGATGGGCCAATGGGCGTTACCACATGTGAATGGGTTGGGGAAGAGCGTGGGTAAACCGGGTCCTGCACAGCGTCCGCTCGGATTTGGATATGCCGCATATAAAGAGCATTTCGAGGCACTAGAGGAAGGCGAGGATATCTTTGAGCGAATTGTTGATCCCCGCATGGGAGCCGCCACGGTCAGGGAGAAGGAAGGTGAGAGTAATATAATTAACACGATGGCGAACCTTGACTTTGTTATGCGACCTGCACCGGGCGTGGAAGTGGAGGCGGGTATTGCGAAGATCAACGATGCCCTGGCATGGGATGATACGGAGCCGATGTCGGAGAAGAATAAGCCAAAACTCTTTGTGTCTGACAGGTGTGATAACTTTATTACCTCGATGCTTGAATATACGGGCAGTTCCCGTCAGGAGCATTTTAAGGACTTTGTTGATACTATCAGATACCTAATGGTCAGCGGACCTGACTATGTGGGCGGTGGAAGCCTTATGTGTACAGGTGGTGGAGGATATTGACTTGCCAAATAGGCTACAGAAAGATACATTATGCTACGCATATGCAGTCTGCCGCCGATCCCGAACTTTTATATGTCAGTAAAGAGCCTGACATAAATTATCTTGCGGAAACTTATCGCCGTACACAAGCAGACTTAGGCGAGTGGTTAGACCGCAGACAGCGGGATTATGATGTAAGGAACTGCATGTGGTCAGGTAAGTCTGACGATTTCAAGAAGCATTCCAATCTTAGTTCCACAGGAGATGTATTTCCGTGGGATGGAGCGAGTGACCAAGAGATCCGCATGGTGGATAATCAGATCAACAAGTGTGTTGCGATGGTTATGAATGCGGTAAGACAGGCACATATAGTCGCCACTCCTGTAGAATCCGGAGACATTGAGCGTGCTAATGTAATATCGATGTTCCTTCGTTGGTTAATCAATACCAAGATGGAAGAGTTCTACGATCAGTTGGAGCTTGGTCTTAATCACTTCTTTGAGAAAGGGCTTATGTGCCATTATGTGTGGTACGATTCCCAGGACTTAAAACAACAGCAGACTATCCGCTTGGATGAGATAGCACAGGCACTTCCACAAATCGCACAAGCGATTCAGGATGGAAGCATGGATGAGGAATTATCCGCAGCTTTAAAAGACCAATTTAATGTATCCAAGTCGAAAGCGAAAGCTATGCTTCGCGAACTTCGCAAGGAGGGTACAACCACAGTTCCCGTCACCCGCCAAGTCGTAAATCGACCACGCCTCAAAGCCCTTGCCCCTGATGAGGATGTGTTTTGGCCTAACTACACAATTGATCCGCAGGAGGCACCATATGTATTTCATGTGTTACATATGACCCCCGAACAATTGCGTGCAAAGATTGCATCAGAAAGTTGGGATGAGGAGTTTGTGGAAAAAGCGATGGAGTTATCTCAGCATACGCAAAGAGATGATACCTTGTACAATGTCCGTCAAATGGACGAAGTGATCCGCGATGATGATGAGACTATTAGAATAGTGTACTGTTATCAAAGATTGCTCGATGAGGATGATATACCGGGCATCTACTGCACGATCATGCATCCCGATGTGCCTGACCTTTATGCCAAGCATGAGTTGCTAGATTATGCTCATGGCAAGTATCCGTTCGTAATTACCAAGTACGAGCAAACTAGCAAAAGACTTTACTCTTCCCGCTCAATACCTGAACTCGGTGAACCGTTACAACAGGTAATGAAGATTGAGACTGACTCGATGATTGACCGTCAGTCATTGGCAACTTTACCACCTTTGGAACATCCTCTCGGAAGGCCCCCCACAAAATGGGGTCCTGGAGTCCGTGTCCCGTATCGCACACCCGGCGAGATTCGTTGGGCAGACACACCACGCTTTGATGGCGGTAATGTGGAAGTCCGCAGATACATTCAGGAGATGTTTGATAAATACTTTGGAAACTTCGCCCCAGGCGTTGACCAAGTGGAATCGCAGAATAAACAGCAGGCGGTAATCAATAAAGTATTTACGCATCTTAAATATGTGCTTGAGCAAGTATGGACGCTCTATCAGCAGTATGGTCCCGATGCTGAATTTTTCCGCGTTACCGGAATGCAGGATGTACAGAAGTTCAGCAAAGGAAGACCCGGAGAGAGATTCGATTTTTACTTACAGTTCGATGTGGCGACACAAGATCCAAAGCAAATGCTTGAGCGCGTGAAAGCGATTGCCGAGCTTGCTCCTGCACTCGACAGATCAGGCACGCTTGATACTGAGAAACTTTTACAACTTGCAGTAGGACAGATCATGCCTGGTGCATCCGAGAAAATCATCATACCCAAAGAGACTGCATCTCAGAAAGCGGTAGATGAGGAAAGACAGACAATAGCGGAGTTAGTGGCAGGAGTACCTCCGAATGTCCGTCCACAGGATGCCCATGAAATGAAGATGCAAGTATTTCAACAATGGTTATCACAGCCTGATATTCAACAGAAGGCACAGCAAGATCCGGCATTGCAGGAGCGTATTCAGAACTACATGCAACAGCGTCAGATGCAGATCACACAGAAGCAAAATGCTCAGATCGGCAGACTCGGTGCGGCACCTACGCAATTCGGACAAACCGCTCAGACAGAAGCGGCATAGAAAGGGACATATATTATGCCAATGGTAGGTAAGAAAAAATTCGGTTACGGCACAAAGGGTAAAGCGGCGGCTAAAGCTTATGCGAAGAAGACCGGAAAGAAGATGGTCAAACGCAAGAAGAAGTGAGTATCACTTATCGCAATGAGCGATTTTCAGGATATAACAAACCTAAGCGAACTCCTGGAAAGTCTAAAAAGTTTGCCGTACTTGCCAAGGAGGGTGACAAGGTACGCCTTGTTAGATTCGGAGATCCTAATATGCGAATACGAAAATCCGAACCCGCACGGCGTAAATCCTTCCGAGCAAGACATAAGTGCGATGAAAAGAAGTCTAAATTAAGCGCCGGATATTGGTCTTGTAAGAAATGGTAGCGAAGAAAAAGACGAAGTCCCGCGTGAACGAGGCGGGCAACTACACAAAGCCCACCATGCGTAAGAGGTTATTTGAGAAGATCAAGCGTGGATCAAAGGGCGGTAGAGCGGGCCAATGGTCAGCACGCAAGGCACAAATGCTCGCAAAAGAATACAAGGCGAAAGGCGGAGGATACCGCTAATGCCACTCAAGAAGTCACAGAAGTCCCTGAAGCGATGGACAAAACAGAAGTGGCGCACCGCATCAGGCAAGAAGTCATCCGAGACAGGCGAGGTCTATGCACCCGCCAAAACAATTAAGAAGCTTAAAAGCTCAAAAGCGGGTAGAGCAAAACTTGCGGCGGCAAACAGAAAGAAGAGAGCCGCAACTAGCAAAGGTAAGCAATACGCCAAGCACGGTCTGCACAAAGGTAAGAAGAGATGAGAAGATGTCTCATTTGCAAAAGGAGATGTATTGGATCGTACTGCTCACGATGTTCTTCATCGAGAGAGATGTAATCCTGGACACTATGTTTGTAGTCCTGAATCTGATTTACGAAAACTTTAAATGAGCAAAACAAATCACGAACTCAACCATGAAGACACGATTAGAGCGCTGTCCGCTCTCAAGAACGACCCTAACTTCAGACAATATATTGCAATGCGTGAAAGTATGCGTGAAGAGACTATCCGGGCGTTGCAGACTCCGGAGATCATTGCAGACACAAACAGACACTTTTACATCACGGGAAAACTCGAAGCGATAGACGAGGAGTTGGATACATTTTACAAGCTTTAGCTCATCCCAAGGAGTGACTTGCCCTCTGCGTCTAGGGGTGGCGCAGGGGGTTTTTCTTGCCATTGTCAAGACAATATACTACATTTTGCTACACTAGGCTACAGCCTTGAATAACTATGGAAACATTAACCGAAGAGGTTATCTCGGAGTCCTCTGAAAATTCCGTGAACACACAAACGCCCGTGGATGGCAATGTATCAATGGCAGAGTTTGCTGATCAATTATTGAGAAACAAACAAACCCAAGATGCGGAACCTGAAGCAAGCACCGAGGAGACGGACGAACCCGCTGAAGAAACTGCGGAGCCTACGGAAGTCGCTGAGGATACACAGTCTGCTGAAGATGTGGAAACGGAGGATGATTCATCGCCGCCCCCACAACCTTCGGATGTTCTTTCAAAGTATAATATCGACCTAGACAATCTGTCCGAAGAGGAAAGTCGCGAACTCGCAAAATCGCTGAACGCATCTGCGGTTAAACGGTTTGGTAGACTTACCGCTCAGAAGAAAGCACTACTTGCGGAAAACGCTGAACTGCAAGCGCAAGCGGAGCAGGCACAGCAAACGCAAACTAGCGAAACTCCTGAGTTCCTCAAAGACAATGCTCTGCACAATGTTGCTGATGAGCAGGCACTCATGAAGGAAGTTGAGAATTTAAACACTCTTGTCGAGTGGGCAGAGGATGGGATGGAAAACGAGACCCAATATGACGATGACGGAAATGAGTATGTTCTAAAGGATGGTGACAAAACTTACACCAAAGCCGATTTGCGGAGAATACGATCCAATGCGAAGAAGATAATTCGCAAGGATGCCCCCGCAAGACAGGCATGGATTAAGGAGCGTCAGGCATCTGATCAGCAAGCGATCCAAACCTTCCAATTCTTAGGAGAACCGGAGAGCGATGACTACAAGTTATTCATGCAGGTGAAGGGTAACAAGATGTACAAACCATTGGTCGATCATTTACCAAACTCTAACTTCGCCCTGGCACTCATGGTGGAGGGATTGAATGCGGTAAAGGCGAGACAGGAGCAGGCGGCAAAACCGCCACCCAAACCCAAAGCACCCGTGGCATCCACGGAAGCAGGAACGGCAAGGGCAAAGACTCCTCAATCAAGCAAGCTGAAGGCTGTGGAAGCGGCGAAGAAGAAATACGAAGCTTCCGGGTCAATGGCAGACTATCAACAATATTTAAAACTTAGAAAATCTTAGGAGGAAAATAAAAATGGCTAAAGCCGCTTCTTATAACACCGCCGGGAACCGCGAGGACTTAACGGATGTCCTCACAATTTTGGAGCCCGAATCTACGCCATTCGTAAGTATGGCAAAAAAAGCTAACGCATCAGGAACATTCTTTGAAGTACAAACGCAATCCCTTGACCAACCATCATTTGATGGCGTTAATGAGGGTGAAGATGTTACAAGCTTCGATAACAAATCTGCTGATCGCGTTCGTCTTGGCAATTATATACAAAAATTCCGCAGAACTTATCAAGTGTCTGATATTCAAGAACTTGTGGACACCGCGGGTGTCGCAAGTGAGTTCAGCCATAGCGAGGCGCTCGCTGTACGAGAAGTTAAGCGTGATATGGAATCTGCCGTATGTTCAGCACAGGATCGTCAAGCAGACTCCGGAGCAGGCGCACCATACAAAACCCGTGGAATGTTCAAGTTCCTTGGTCTTGGTGGTCAACCATCCGACATCCCTGCCGCTTTCCAAAATGTTGCTAACGACACAACCGGAACGCAAACCGAGACAACCTTCAACAGCGTTCTTCAGGAACTCTACGAA